ATGCCCCCCCCTGATATTGGATTGAGGGGAAAGATAGAGGGATAGTGATAGGGGTATATGTATATAAGGTACCCGGGACCCCACCCCCCACCAGGAATTTGGGGGTCATTTATGGCTGATCTGTGTTTTTTCTGCACACTTTAAAGCATCACCTAATTAAGGTGATCTTCTTTACTTAGAAAATCTAAAGAATTAAACCAACTATCTGCCATTGAAACCTCTAATTTTTGGTTAGCGTCTATCATTCCATAGTACTTCATTAGGATCTCTAGAGCCTTCACGCGAGAGCCTGCTGTATGACCTGCTACATCTCCTAAGGCTTCCTCTTTCAATCGCTCTATAATAGCGTCATGGTCTCCTAAATGCCTTGCTTTTGAGTCTGCCATCTCTTTTGCAAGCATTTCTTTTACTTCGTCATCGTTCATCAAGCGATACCCTTGATTATATGCAGACTTCTCCGAATAACCCACTCGCTTTGCTGACTCTGTGGCGTTCTTTGTTACCATGAAATGTTGAACGAATTCCGCCTTCCTTTTTTCTACACTCTTATTTTTTACGCTCATTATCTATGTTTCTCCTTATATAGGATCTCTTATTGCTTCCTTATACATTATATATAAAGGATTGGTATTTTTGTTGTTTGTTGTCCTTTTTTCTTTCCCCCAGAAAGGCGGCCAGATAAAACCCAGATCTTTAAATTAATGATAATTAGACGATAAAAATACCTTAAATGATGAGGTATAAAATTAATTAAATAAATGCTTGCTTTTAAGGTGATGCTCTCTTATTATTGTAATCATTGTTTACATATAACTATTAATAAGGGGTAAATTATGAAGCAATCTAAAAAATCAATCTCTTTCAATGAAGAGGAAAGCTTAGTACTTTGGAGAGCGTTAGAAGTCTATATTGATAATATATATTCTGCTTGCGGTAGTTCAAAAGTAAAAGTAACTGACTATGAAACCGCAAATCTTTTGTGGGCTAAAGTCATACATAGATCTTGCAGTTTCGCCGACACTTTAGACGGTCAAACTGTTAAGGAAATTTATAAAGGTTTAATCAGATAAGGGGGAACTAATGAAACTTAAACTTCAATTAAAAAGCGTTTATGGGGTAGAGCGTATTTATCCTATATGCGACATTTCAAAAAGACTAGCCAACTTTAAAGGCTCTAAAACTTTTACACATTCTGACATTATGCAACTATCAAACATTGGCTATGACTTTGATTGGGTTGCTAATGTGCCAAACTTTGAGGAGGTGAACTAATGGCAACTAGAGGAGTATATACATTTAAAGAGGGTGGAGAGTATAGGATGAAAAATCTATCCATCTATAAACATTGGGATAATTACCCATCAATGGCAATACAATTCATAAAAAATGGCATTGATCATTTTTATGATAATAATCTTGCCTTAACTAGAAGGGATGCTATGGCAATTTCATTCCTTATTGCTAACACTGAGCAAAACTATTCTGTAAATGTTAAAGGCTATGCAGATATGGAGTTTACTAGTGGGCATGAGGCTCATGCTGATATTGAGTATAGGTATGAGATCTCAAATGTATTTGTAAAAGGTGCAGAAGGTAATCCTAAGCCTATCATCAATATTAAGATCTTTTCTTGTGCTTCATGGGAAGGTGAAGAGAAGCTTATATTTAATGGGACTCACTTAGAGGCTTATGCTTCCTATCTATTAAAGGAGGCTAACTAATAATGAATGGTGGGGTGTTTTTTCTTTTCCCCCAAAAAACGCCCCCCACATTAGAAGGGTTTAAATTATGGCTATTCATATAACAAGATATAAGGGGCAACTTATTAAGGGTTGCAATCAAAAAGACTTTATCACGAAGTTATCAAAAGCAATTAAAAAAGATCAATTAAAGTTAATTAAAGGAGGTAAATAATGCACAAATTAACTTTTAAATCTAGCGAGTCTCTTAAAACTTTGGCGAGGGAAACCCTAAAAGCCGAAAGCTTTAGGATCGCATATGAAAATAAAACCACTGAGGAAAAATCTTTTTTCTTGGTTAAAGATAGGGGCATTTATTTAATGAATGCCTTTGAAACTAACAACGGCAAATCACCAACAGAGAACGGCTACACAGTCTATGCCCAAAGATATAACCCTAAGTATGATCTTAAGGGTGATTTATGGGATCGAACATATGAAGTCAGTCCTGACGATTTTGCTTTTAATCTTTATTTAACTAATAGTCAGCTTGAGAACCTTGCAAAAGGTGGAGATCTTAGCGTCAATTTAGGCGAGGATTACTATGAAACTAGAGCCTAAAAAGAAAGAGTTTATAGTTAAAAGAAGGAGGGTTATTGTGGAGCATTGCTATGTGATGGCTCAAAATTGGGAGGACGCCGAAACTATAGCAATAGAAGCTGACGAGTGGGAGCATTCACATTCTAGCGATAGCTATGAAGCTGAGGAGAACGAAGATGAGTAAAACCATTTATATAAATAGAAAAGATTGTTATGGCAACCTTGAAACAGTTGATGAATTTACGGAAGGGCGTAAATACGCCATAGAAATGCTTAAAGAATATCGCTTTGGCGATAGTTCTGCTCATTACTACATGAGTCAAAAATCTTGTAAAAATTGGGTAGAAAGTTATGAGGAGGAAGAAAATGCTGAAATTAGTTAAAAATCCTAAGTTTGCTAAACGAGTAGAATACACAAGAGAACAAAAGGCGGAAGCTTTTAAGGAGTTTTACGAATTAGCCAACAAGTATTACAAGCTAAAACAATGTGGCAGAAAGAAGGAGAACATTCAAGAATTGCATTGGAAGGATGAACTTATAGCCATCATTAATAAAGAAGATTTTAATAGGTATGCGGATGCTGTTGCCTATTATTGTGGGAGTCCCTTAGAGCATGAGGAGAGTATCACTAGTAAAAAAATTAAGGTTTACGCTAGTGGTTATTGGTGCTGTATTGGGTCTTAATTTTGTAAATTGTTTTTTTATAAAGGAGGACAAAAATGGAAAAACAAATGACAGTGAAAGAAATTAAACTTATAAGAGAAATTCTCAAAGATGTTTTGACGGAGCCGTTAAAAAATCATGGTTATAAGTTTAAGCTAGGTAATGCAACATATGACGAGGATAGCGTTAAATTTAACGGCTTCCGTATTTCCTATGAGCAATCTCTCTCTGAAGAGCAGAAAGCCTTAAAAGCTGAACTTGAATGGAGGGACTCCGTTGATTTTGTTAAATCTCTAGATGCGGAGCGTGTTGCTGAGATTGACGGCATGGCTTTAAAGCTTTGGGGTTATAAAAGAAAAGCTAGAAAACAGCCGTTCATTGTTGAGAATGTTAATAATGGCGATCTCCGTATTATCTCTGAGTCAGTAGCTGAGAGGCTTTATGGTATAGCGTCTTAATTGATTACCCCTATATAAGGAGTTATTATATGTAATTAAATGACTACTTATTAATTGGAAGCCTTCCTCTTTTCCCCCAAAGAGGAGGGCTTTTTTTATGGAGGTTTTAAAATGAATGTCTTAAGTCTTTTTGACGGTATGAGTTGTGGACAGATCGCACTTAATAGATAGGGTCTAAAAGTTGATAATTATTATGCTAGTGAAATAGATGGGTACGCTATCGAGATAACCCAAAAGAATTACCCTAATACTGTACAGCTTGGAGATGTAACTAAGCTAGATATAGATGCACTCCCCAAAATTGATCTCTTATTAGCAGGTTCACCATGTCAGGGCTTCAGCTTTGCAGGTAAGCAATTAGCCTTTGATGATCCTAGAAGTGCCTTATTCTTTGAATTTGTGAAGATACTTAAAAAGCTGAAGCCTAAGTATTTTCTGCTTGAAAATGTACGCATGAAGAAGGAATACCTTAACATCATTACAGAACATGTATCAGAGTGCTATCCTGAGATCCCTTTTGGTATTGTGCCTATCTTAATTAATTCATCTTTAGTATCTGCTCAAAATAGAAACCGATATTATTGGACAAATATTCCCAACATCAAAATGCCAGAAGAAAGGGGGATCGTTTTAAAAGATATTTTAGAAGATCAAGTTGACCCTGAGCATTATGCAGGAGAGGGCTTGCAGAAGAAATATGCAGGAGGGAGCCAGCTTAATCCAGATTACAAAAGCCAAGCCAATACTATCCATGATAGGGAGGCAAAGTCAGGAACTATTTGTGCAGGAACTCACGGTTATGCTAACGGTTATATAATGGACAAGCATAAACCTGTTAAAAAAACAGAAAGGAACGCAAGACATCTAAGAGATCTGGACCAGAAATCGCTTTGCATGACGGCTACTATGTGGAAAGGTGCAGGAAATAATGGCATGACTTTAGTGCCTCAGCATATAGGAACAGCAGTAGATATAAATGGGCATGACAATTTAAAGAGAGTGTACAGCCAAGAAGGAAAGTCCCCCACCTTAACAACATGCGGAGGCGGAAACAGAGAGCCTAAAGTTATGGCACAGTCGTACCGGGAAGTAAGAACAGAAGAAGCCAGAGAACTAAGGAGAAAGGTACGCAAAGAAACTGGTAAAGACTTCACGCCTTTTCGTGCTAAAGAATTAGTACCTAGAGAAGATGGCAAAGTTGGGACAGTAACTCCAGGATTAAACAACGATCATAGAATTAGTTTAACAAGGGATAGCGATCAAGCAGTATATTGGCGTAAACTTACGCCCCTGGAATGTGAAAGATTGCAGACTGTTCCAGATAATTACACTGAGGGCGTATCTAATACAAGACGCTATCAGATGTTGGGCAACGGATGGACTGTGGAAGTTATCTGCCACATCCTTAAAAACATGGAGTTATAAAATGTCAGGCAAAGGAAGTAAGTATAGACCCTATGATAAGAAAAAGTTTGAGGAAAACTTTGAGCGTATCTTTGGTGATAGAAGAGAAAGGAAGGCAAAGCCAGAGAAGCAACCAACTAAGTCTTAGTTGTTCTCAGCAATGAACTTACACCACTGAACAAACTCGTCTAAGTCCATAGTATATTTCATCATGTTTACTGCAAGGCATACTAAGCGTATGTTTCCAGAGACATAGCCTTTGTTGTTATCGTATCTATCTATGCTGATGTTAGTATTGTGATGCCCGGTACCGTCTTTGATATGAGTCATAGGTATTCCTGTATAACTGCATAATCCTTTTTGTTTATCAAAGATCTGGTATAAGTGTTCTCTCTCTATAGTGAACTCGTGAGATCTTGCTCTTTTGTTTTTTATATGACTGTATAGGTTGGATAGGTATGTGTAGGGGTTTTCGTTTATTTTTTTTATTTTCCCCGATTGACGGCAGGTCTTACATATTCTTCTGTTGTGTTCAAAATGGGACAGAGATGCTACCTTCTGGCATCTACGGCATTGTTTAGTATCAGGACCAGTCGTAGGGGACTGAATCTCTGATATTGATGGTAAAACTTTCAACATCTTTCAGAGTTTCTCTAAATCTAGCCATAGCAACTTTGCTAGATGCTACGGCAGAATGCCCCTTCATTAGACTTTCTCCAACTAAAAGGCATCCATGAGAATCTTTTTCGGGGAAGTTTCCTACATGGAATAGTATGTAAGTTCTATTTGGAACCTCTGTTATTTCAAAAGTTTCACCAAATCTTTGAGAAACATATCTCTTGCAAGAGTATGTTCCTGGAGGTATGCAACTTATTTCTTGTTGATTGTTTCTCCAGGGTCTTTCTGCTATCCAAAATACTTGATCATTTACAGTAAGCTTGCCAAGCGTTCCATCTGGCAAGTATGCAAATCTATCTAATGTTGCTTCCATTATTTTAACCAAGTAATAGCATGAGTCCCGGAACCAAAGATCCAAGAAGAATAAAAAAACCTTTTTCAATCCAAGCATTTAAAACACCGCCCTTATTTTGCTTTTCTTCTAATGCTCTTAATCTTCTTTCATGGTCAGAAAGATCATCCTTTTGGTTGATCATCCTTTCTTCCAATCTTGGTAAAATTTGGGTGAGCTTATGCACCTCAGCCATCTTTTGTTCAAGGCTGTCCAATCTCATTTCTATTGTTGCAAGTTCCATTTGATGCAATTAAAGATACCAGACTTTTACATCTATCTCAATCATATAAAAAATAACTTGACCACAACATCTATGGGTAGTAAATTATGTAATTGAAATCATTGTTTACACATACATAGGGAGGAAGTATGACAGAACATACAGACAAAGTTAATAAGCGTGATGAAGAGTTGAAGCTTGAACGCATGGATAATATGTGGACACAAATTTATTCACAGTGGAATAAAGATGATCCAGATTATAAAGATTTTACTGAGAGCAAATACGCAAGCGGTAGAGTTGTGTATAAAGACCACCACAAAAGGGGCAAGCCTACAACAACCAAGGAAAGAGTTAGAGAAAGGTTTTTTAAATTTTGGGATAAGAGATGACTTGTGAGAAATGTGGAGACAAGACCAAGGTTTTTGATAGTAGAACCTTGGGAGAAGGTCAATTAGTTTACAGGAGAAGGCGGTGTGAAAACTGCTTTTATAAATTTACTACTTATGAAGAAATACATAGGAGAAAAGATGACAGAGCAAGAAGCGTTGACAGTAATTAAAGATGGGTCAGATATCAATGAAAAGGCTTATGTGAAAGCGTGGCAAACATTGGTTAACTCTGACGGTGCGTGGAGGAATGGAGTTTGGGTGGGGCGAACAGCCCAAAAGTTAATTAATGAAGGCATAATTCTGAGCAAGGAAGACTATCAGAAGAAGCAGGATTTAAACGATCCCCTCAGCTACATAACTTAATTTTTAAGTCAATAGACTTTTAGAAAATAAAGTTTATTTATGAGCCACCATTTGATTGAATGCGTGGCTCTTTTCTTTTAACATGGAAAGTTCCGATGTTAATTAAAGAAGCCATACAAGAAGTCGCAAGGAAGCTCAAAAATCCTTCCAGTGTTGTTATACAAGATGATTCTTTAATTAATGATTATCCAGAAGATTTAAATGAATCTGATATTAGAATGGCTATGATGGCTATATCAGCAGTATCAGATGTAATATTACAAGTCGATTAAATTCTTAACAGCGTCATCATAATTTGAACCAAGACTAAGCCATTCGCTTTGTTTGGTTGTGCGATAAACCCATCCAGTAACTTTATGCCTTTTACCATAGGGATTTTT